GGCATGGGCTCGTAAGCTAAGGACACGGATAAACCGGTTTCTTAGCGGTGGAATGGACCCCTTAATGAGTAAGGAGGCCCGTTCCGAGCTTTTCGTTCACCATAAGGCTGAACGAAGAGCACGGTCTCTACGGTTCATCGAACTGCTAAAGACCGTCGACGGGATATTTACACAGAGATACCTCTGTTATCCCGAAGAAGTGTGGACATGGGACAGATTTGACCTGTTCACACTAGGGAACATAGACGCCTTGATTGGCGACGAGTTCCTAGATGGTGAAATGACCGAAAAGGCGATCACCATCCGCACTGCCTATGCTGAGCTTAAAGCCGCTAGGAAGTGGTTCAAGAATCATTCCCATTCGGGAGATCTTGAACAAGCACTTGTGGACTGTACTGACGTACCCCACTGGTGCAAGCAGTTTGTGAACGTGTGGAAGCGTACACTTACTGCAGAGGGGCCCCGTAAAGTTTATCTTATCGGGATCCTCTCTCAGACACGAGGGTGTGGCACACCGCCACCCCTAGTGCTGCTTCAGTCGAAGTGGAAGTTCTTGTCCACTGTTACGACTGAAAGACCTCCGGAGACGCCGACTATGCGTGCGCTCCGAAGGGCCGCTATGCGGGAAGTCCTCAAGGACTTGCCCGCTAGCGCGTTCACAGGGCTAGCCACGAAGGCTAGAATCACTGTGAGCACCGCCTCATCCTGGGAGAAAACCCGGAGAGAAGGCGGAACGATAGAGGCTGCGAGAGAACTTCTCGAGTCGCTACCGGTCGGTGAACAAATTCCCGTAAGGGATTTGGAAACCGGACGAATCGAACATTATCGCTCAATTGAGGACTTCGATTCGGTCGGAGAAGCAGTTTTCTGGCAGTCGCTAGACTGTGTTCTCCGAACACCACCGTCCGACCTTACGGTCGCGTATCTTACGATGGTGAAAGAGCCTGGGAAAGCCAGAACGGTTACCAAGGCTCGTACTTGTTTAAAGATCGTACTAGATCTTGTAAACAAGCTCTGCTCCGCGCCCTTGGAAAAGGGAATTCGCAGCAGTACATCCGGGATGGGAAAAGCCAATCACGGATGGAATCTCTTCTGCCGTCTGATGTCAGACGAGCTGAAGGATCTTGTATTCTCAGTCGATCATCGAGATGAGAATGCATATGAAGGTTATGTCGAGAGGACAGACACCTTCAAGAACCTCTTCGTGTCCAGTACGGACTACCAAGAGGCCACCGATCAGCTCGACCATACGGTCGCAGCGGATCTGGGAAGAGCGTGGATGGCCAAATGTGGCATACCAAAGCTCTTGCAGGCACTTGTATACAATACTTGTTACAAGCCCCGTACCGTCTTCTTCCGTGCCACGGGCGCATTGAAGACGTTTGGACAGCCTCGCCCAGACATGGGCGATGATATAAGAGCTGTACAATTGGTCAGGGGCGTCCTTATGGGCGATCCACTTACCAAGCCAGTGTTACATTTGATTAATGTAGTCACTCGGCGGTTGAGTCGGGAACTTTACAGACCCGAATTCTACCTGAACTTCGTAAACTCGGAGGAGGCTTACGAACACTTCATTCGAGGCGTGAGGAAAACCTCCGAATCTCGAACCTGATCCATGAACTACCCGGATAGGTAGCCATGGTGCAACATAACGCCCCCCCAGGGGGAGCTATTACGTTA